CTTTTTCTATGTATACATTGCGTAGACAAAGCACAGGGCATATGTATATCAGGGTCAATGGTTCTAATGTAGGGGGTATGCATCAAAGTACTGGTGATACTTATGGTCTGGTTTCAACTACGAATATGATGCAGATGAAAAGGGGAGATTATATTCAAGTTTATGACGAAGGACATGGTGGAATGTGGTCACATTTTTATATTCAGAAACAAAACAGGAATTAATATGTATATTTCACACAAATCAAACGTACTCCAGCATATCCACGAAACTGAATGGCAATGCAGGAGAATGTCAAAAGGCATGTCCAAACCTGAATACTGGACATGGTTAGAAAGTATAACTTCTGGTGATCCTCCTGTAGTTACCTATCCTTCTGAAGACTTCACAATAGTTGAATGTACGGATGAGGATGTACAGGCAAGACTTGCTCAATTAGATGATTACCAAAGTAGTTCACCAGAGACAGGAACAGTATACAATATCAAGTGGTCAGACTCTAAGGATACATTTGTGATGACTACTGATATAGATGGTAAATCTGTAAAGGTCGTTGAGTCAGAAGAAAAGGATAAGGATGGTAAGGTAATAAAAACCAACTATAAAATGTCTCACTTCTCAGGAGATGACACAGCTAAAGATGCAAGGCTACTGGCAGATAAGTGGACAGCAGTTCGTAGAGACAGGGATCGAAGGCTTGCTGAGACAGACTACCTAGCACTTTCAGATAATACAGTGTCAGGAGCAATGCAAATCTATCGTCAGAAGTTAAGGGATGTACCTTCTGATAATTCTGATCCAGACAAAATATCTTGGCCTTCAAAACCCTAATTTTGAGCGAGGTAGTTCGCTATCGGGGCAGGGTGGGAAGTTTAACACGAAAAAACATTTGAAATCATAATTATGAATGAAGATACACAAGTCATTATTTGGTGGAGGAGGTAATGCAGTTGAAAACAGGAAGTTACTCAATTTCTGGGCTAGATTCATCATCTCATGTGCTAACGCTTGTACTTTTCTCGTTTTGTTGTGGTTGTTATTCTATTCCGAAGTGAAAGAAACGAGTCGTGATTTAGTGAATATTTTAGTTGGAGCATACGTTGCAGTCTTAGCAAAATCAACAGATTACTGGTATAAAGATAAAAAAGATGCAGAACATTCAGAAGGGAAAAAATAATGGCATTACACGAACAGATACAGGAAGTATCAGACCACGCACTATACAAAACTCTTGCTCCGATAGCAACAGCATTAATGTTGGCGAGTATAACTTGGATATTCACAATGGTTCTTGATTTGGAAAACAAGTCACTAAAAAACGAACAAGCAATTATCGTAATCCAGAATGATAGTGAAGATGTCTGGGATGATATAGAGAAATTACAAAGTGATGTCACGAACCTGAGAATCTACATAGGAAACGGAAGTCGCAACCCACATCGTTAAGACTTATGCTACAAAAATTTATTTGGGGATTTGTAATTTTAGTGTTTGCGTTATTTGGAGTTGTCTTTTCTGAGGGAGCAGATATGAAAACCAAAAATGCTGTTCTGGAATACCAGAATGATCTGATCCAGCAAACTTTAAACTTTCATACTAAGAAATTAGATATTCTTCAAGGTTCGCAGTATGAGTTACACTCTAAATTAGATCAACTTATAAGCAAATGACTAAGGAACAGAAAGACCATTTAGATCGTTTAAGGGTCTTACACGAACAATATAAGAAAAGGAGATAGTATGCCGTTTTTAGTTCCGTTAATAGGTGGAGTTGTCAAGACAATGTGTATGAGTGCGCTTTCAGAAAAGCTACTTCAACAGGTAATACTGGTATTGTTATCTAGGCTTTGTGCAAGTACGTCTAATACCATTGACGATGAATTTCTTGTTTTATACAAGAAAAGTATCGAAAGTAAGTAATTCCGCAAGGTCTTATTTTACTTAGTCGCAGACAATTTAACAAAATCGCAATCGTAGGAATAGCTATGCTCATTACACCAAACTTCAGTACAGATGAAATGCAATGTCAATGTGGATGTGGTGCGAATGATATGGATGATGAATTTATGCGAATGCTCCAAGCACTAAGAGAAGAAGCAGGGTTCCCATTTAGACTTACGAGTGCAAGACGTTGTGAAAAACATGATGCAAATGTGTCATCTTATAAAAAGAATAAAGCTGGAATCCACACTTTCGGGAAAGCAGTTGATGTCTCTGTTGGTAACGTGAACACGACAAAAACTCTGAAGCTAATCAAACAGGCACAAGACATTGGCTTCACTGGACTTGGCATGAATTTGCGAGGAGATAGGTCAAAAAGATTCATACATTTAGACAATCGTGGCGCAGACTTCTCTTTACCTGCTGTCTGGACATATTAAATGGAGATTATTCTTGAACTGGAAAATAGCGATCTTGTCATTGAGTTTACTCCTGACGTTTTCGATCAAAACTTCAGCGACTCCACAGAAGTATGCTGGAACTTTCAAAACGAAACACATTCGGGAACTATGGCAAGTCTGCTCTTTGACTTATTTGAGGATCAAGACTCCTCCGAATATCTACTTCCAACTATGCGATTGCGCAGTTGATGTGATGAGGGAGAATTACGATAATGCAACGATTTTTGAAAATATAGAACCTCCAGAGTCTAACAGATTAGCGACTCTGATCCGATTAAATTGTAACAGTTACAGGAATGGCACTACTACCAATTAAGATACCAGCAGGATTCTTCCGCAATGCGACTCAGTACCAAGCGAAGAACAGGTGGTATGATGGCAACTTAGTTAGGTTCTCTGAAGGTCGGTTAAGACCAATTGGAGGTTGGCAGAGATTAGCTGACACTCAGATTAAACAGAAAGGTGCAGTTTACGAACTAACAATTTCAACAGCAGGATCGGGTTACAGTGGTAATGGGACATTAGGATTCTCAGGTGGGGGAGGATCGTCTTTCGTAGGGAGTTATACTGTTTCAGGTGGAGCAATTGCAACAGTCACGATCACAAATACTGGTTCAGGGTATACGTCTGCTCCTACTATTACTCTGACTCCTGCATCTGGTTCAGCAGGGAGTGGTGCAGTTATAACAGCAAAAGTATTCAATGCAGTTGACCCAATCAGAGGACTCCACTCTTGGAGATTGGGAACTGGATCGAGATATTTAGCAATTGGATCGGTACAATCACTAAGGATCTGGGACGGATCGCAGAGTTCAGGGACAAACGCACCAATTTACGATGTAACTGGAGCAGTACCTTCAGGTACGATAGCATTCAAAGACCAGAAAGATTTTCAGGTTTCAGGTTTAGGTTATGGTGCGTTGGAGTATGGAGGAGATCGCAACCTTGATGGTTCTGGTGGGACTTCCTCTGGAGGTGATGTTTATGGGACTCCCAGATTCCCCCAAGTCGATCCAGATATACAAGACGCAGACGCATGGAGAGATAATTTTGTACCAGTTTGGCAGATGGATAATTTCGGAGATGATCTTGTAGCAGTACAGTCAGGACAAGGTTCGATCTATTATGTTGACTCGTCTGGACTCTCTTTCAATAACTCAGCGCAAACTGCAACACCAGCAGTTTTGCTCTCATCTTTGTCAGGGTCAACAGGAGTTCCAGAAGATAATGTTGGAGTTTTGGTTACGCCAGAAAGACATATAATGATAATTGGTGCTGGTGGTAATAAAAGAAAAATTGCTTGGGGTCATCAAGAGAGTCTCACTGACTTCACTCCTTCTGTGACAAATACAGCAGGTGATTTAGAAATTCAGACAAGAGGACGCATAGTTGGAGGATTTAAAACTCGCTACGGAATACTCCTCTTTTTTACTGATTCTGTCTGGAAAACCAATTACTTAGGGACTCCATACATCTACGGAGTGGAGCGTCTGTCAGAGGGTGGTGGTTGTCTTGGAATGAAATCAGTCGCAGGGTCAGCAGACTTTGTTGCTTGGATGTCTGCTGGAAGATTCTGGTCGTACACTGGTGGTTATATCACTGAACTTGAGTGCGATGTTGCAGATTACGTTTTCTCCGACATTAACACTGATTTAGAGGGTATTATTTCAGGAGGTCACAATGCTCAATTCGGTGAAATAACGTGGTTCTATCCGAAAGAGGGTGACACATTCCCTACTCGCTACGTTACATACAGTTACCGCGAGAAACATTGGGTAACAGGAGAGTTACATCGTTCTGCATGGGAGTCTTCTGATTCTTTAGGATTTCCAGTCGCAGGAGGAGTGGACGGATACCTCTACAGACATGAACTTGATCCTGACACTCAATCTACCCCAATTTTGCGAGAGTCTAACGTAACTGCTCCAGCAGATGTTGAAGCACTTTCAGGAATCGAAACTAGAGTAATAGCAAAAGGAGTTTCAGAGACATTACATCCAAATGTTTCTACAGAGAACCATCTCTGTTTTGCAGAGTCAGGAGCAATTGAGATAGGTGGTGGTAATAATATGATGTCTGTTAAATCAATAATTACAGATACAGATGCAGGTAATAAAGGACTCAGGATGAAGGTCACTGTAGCTGAGACTCCTGACGATTCAACTCCTGAGATAAAAGGAGCATACGATCTCGCAACTGATGGATATACAGATACTAGATTTACAGGTAGACAAGCACTATTGAGAGTGGAGTCACCATTCGATCAAGAGTGGAGGTTTGGCGAAGTTAGATTTGATGCAACACAAGCAGGAAAAAGATGAGTCAAACTCAAAAACCATTACCAAATCCTCCGCATGAATACACAAGAGATTATATGTTTGATCTCGCAAGTTTGGTTGTCGATGAGGAAAGTGTGACTGTAAAAACTAATCGAGACAATGTTATGTCAGGATCAATAATTTTGAAAGATACTAGCAACAATAATTGGTATAAATTAAAAGTAACTGGTGGAACTTTAGGAGTCACTTTAGTAGCAGAGGACTCATCAGGACTACCAGTGACTAGCACAAATCCATACGTATAAGGAAGATATGAACACAGCACAAGCTCGTAAAGTTCTTTTAAAAGCATTACCTAAAGAAGATAAAAAACTCGTAGGAATGCGAAATGATGAATTTAATTGGTTACAGAGTAACAAACCAAAATGGTTCGGTTCTGGAAAGATACACAAGAAATCTGGACTGAGGAGTTTCCAACAAGACGTACAGTCACAATATGCTACGGGTGAGCATGGTCATGGGGGGTCGGCAAATACTCCTGAAGCGACCCAACAGAGGATGGATACAATTAATAATATGAATGTGTATGGTGGTGCAACAAGTTCTATGTCAGGGAAGAATAGAGGAGAAGCAAATGCCTATGCTGATTATGGTGGAGCAACAGAGTCAATGCAGGGGAAAATGAACGAAGGTGGACAAAGAGGTGATGAAACTGCCGAAGCATACCACGCTAGAATGACAGGACAATCAAATACTGGTGAGGGTTCAGGGGGGTCAGGAGGTTCAGGAGGGTCTGGAGGTGCTGGAGGTTCTGGTTATGGTTCAGGAATCCAGACAAGAAACAATACAAGTTCCTCAATCTCAGAGATTGATAAACCAACGCATGAGTTTCGGAAGAAGGTATATGACAAATCTGCTGAAATCATGGATCGTCCATATCAAACTTATGGAGAAGCAACAGGAACAATGACTGACGCTTCTGGTTTAACAGAAGGTCAAGAAGGATATGATCCTGAAACCGCAAGATCAGTAGGAGGAAACCAAAGATTCGCAGATGCTTCTCAGGACACTTTGACAGCACAGCAAGGTATCAGAGATTTACAAGGGCAAGGTCAACAAGCATATACAGATGCTTCAAATGTAGGTAAAGATGTCTCAGGTTATCAAGCTGAACAAGTAGGTGGAGGTAACTTTCTGCAAGGTCAAGCAGTTGGAGATTACATGAATCCTCACACCTCAAATGTGATTGGTGGACTACAGGATCAAGCAATGAAATCAATGCAGATGGGTCGTAACCAGTTAGGAGCGCAAGCGCAAATGGCTGGTGCTGGAATGGGTTCACGATCTGCAATTGAGAAAGGTGTGATGGCTGGGGAAGTAATGAGTAACCTTAATCGTCAAACTGGTGAATTGCTGAATAAGAGTTTTGCAGATGCTTCTGCTCAGAAACGTGCAGACATGAAAATGAATCAAGATGCTCAGAGATACAACCAACAAGCAGGAATGCAAGCACAGGATGTTAGACTAAGAGGAGCAAGAGGAATGACAGACGCAACTGGTGCAGGAAGACAAGCAGGTTATCAAGATGCTCAGATGCTCTCAAAAGTTGGTGCAGATATAGAAGGTCGAGATCAAAGACAGAAAGATTTTGATTATGATGAATATATTGAGGGTCGTGATTGGGATAAAAACAACGCAATGTTTGCGTCAAACGTATTATCGGGCGCACCAGTAGGTACAACAACTACTCAGAATAATCCTATGTATCGTAACGCAGGAGGAAGTAGGATGGGTCGTGCGCTTGCAGGAGCAGGAGCAGGTTGGTTATATGGTGGACCCGCAGGAGCGGCTATCGGTGGTGGTTTAGGTTATCTTGGTAATGACATGGGTGGTTTAGTTTAAATTAAAGGAGTAGATTATGGCATATACAAAGAGAGAATTAGGTCTTTTAACTGGAAAAAAAGAAGAAGATCCTGCTTGGTATGACGAAATTTTTCGTCTTCTTAAAAATTCTTTACCTGTTACTGAGCAAGAGACTGTTGACAGACTTAAAGCAAAAATGAATAAAAGGGATTTTGAAAGCATGAGTGATCGTTTAGATTTAGAA